CCTTTTCATTCGCGCCGGGGCTCTACTACTACAACACACGCATCCATGCCCGGAGGGGGTATTACTGGCGCCATATGTGCCACGAGATTGTCTGTCCGGCTCCGGGTGTTTCCGAGAGGCTGGTTTTCAACGACAGGATCCTGATCTCTCACAAGCCGGATCAGACAAAAAGCCGCTCTGGCTATCTCGATCTTCTTGCTACTGCGGCAAAGGACGACCGGGCGTGCCCGAGAATGGCCTACTACTATGCCCGGGAGCTCAGCTATCGAGGGCTTTGGGCTGAATGCATTGCGGAATTCGAGCGCTATCTGGCCATGCCAACGGCTGTCTGGAACAGCGAGAGATCCTTCGCAATGCGGACGATTGCCCAAGGGCACGAGATCCTCGGCCAGCGGGATCGGGCAGAGGCATTTTGGCTGAAGGCGGCGTCTGAAACGCCGTCTCAGAGAGAGCCTTGGGTTGGTCTGGCGCAGCTCTATTATAATCAGGGGCGCTGGGATGAGTGCTTGAGTTCTGCGACGCGCGCATTGGCTATAAAAACGCGAGAACTTGTATATACTGGCGACCCAGCGGCTTGGGGTGTTCAGCCTCACGATTTGGCGGCGATTGCGGCGTGGAATCTGGGCCTGATGGACATTGCCGTTACTCAGGGAGAGCTTGCGCTGCAATTCTGCCCTGACGACCCAAGGCTAAAAGAGAACCTCTTGTGGTTCCGAGGCGAAAAAAGGGCTGCGTGATGGACCACCAAACAATGTTCAACATCGGCATCGGCCTGATCAGCGCAATGATGGGCTGGTGGCTGAACAATGTTTGGTCCGCCCTCAAGGAGCTTCAATCCGTAGACCGAGAACTTGCCGAAAAGGTCGCCTCAATTGAGGTTCTGGTAGCAGGCAAATATGTCACCAGAGACGAATTCAATATGACCTTGAATCAGGTTTTCTCGAAATTAGACCGCATAATTGACGCCTTGAACCAGAAGGCTGATCGCTGATGAACATGGAATATTTTTTCGACCGGATCCGGCGCTCTGTCTTTGGTGGAAAGATGACGCAGGCTCAGGTTTCCGGGATCAACAAAATCTTGTCCTACCGCGACGAGAAATGGCCCAAAATGCCAGACACCGAGCTCGCTTACTTGCTGGCGACGGTAACGCACGAGACCGGATTCAAGATGCAGCCGATAGAGGAGTGGGGCTCGGCGCAGTATCTGAAATCCAAGAAATATTGGCCCTGGATAGGTCGCGGCCTGATTCAGATTACCTGGAAAACGAATTATCTGAAGTTCGGGATCAGCGATCCGGCTGATGCGCTGAAATGGCCTCAGTCTCTGGATATCGCTTTTCGAGGCATGATCCTCGGCATGTTCACTGGCAAGAAGCTGTCTGACTACATCCAGCCGGGTAAGACCCCTGATTATGTCGGTGCGCGACGAATCATCAACGGGACGGATAGGGCCAAGCTGATCGCCGGCTATGCCCTATCGTTTCAGGACGCCCTGCAGCAGGCAAAGGAAAGGTAGCACCCATGAAGGACCTCATCGTTAGCTGGCGCACGACAATTTCGGGCCTCATCCCGCTGATTGCCTATGCCTTGAACTATGCTGGCTTCTGGCCCGCAGCGATCCCGCTTCCGCCGCTTGAGCAGGTCTGGCCGTTTGTGCTGGCCAGCCTTGGCGTTGGCGCCTATGCGAAAGACGCCGACGTGACTGGCGGGACCAAGAAGCAGTGATAGCCCTCCTTTCGATAGGGGTCGCCGGCGCTGTTCTGTTTTTCCTCGGCCGCACGGTTATTGCGGCGATCAGGCAGAGCGGCGCCGACGAAGAGCGTGCCCGGGCGGCAACCAAAAGAGCCGAGACGGATCGGGCGCAGGCCGAGATTATCGCGCAGCCAAAGACCATCAATGAAACAATTTCTGACCTTGATCGCGGCGTCTTTTAGCCTCGCCGCCTGCCAGACCACATCCAGCGGCTGTCCGCCCTTGATCAATTACACGGCGGCCCAGCAGCGACAGGCGGCAGGCGAGTTGCGCAAAATGCACAGTGAGGCGCAGGTCGCAAAGATGATCACTGACTACGGCAAGCTGCGGGCGGCGTGTCGAATCGGTCAGTAGTAAACAGGTCGCGGCTTGTGCTAGGATGCCTCGAGAACAAGGGGTTTCAGGATGACGACCGGCCTTAGCTATGACGGCTCAGTTGCAGGAACGAGCAGCTACAAGACGCAAATTGCGACCATGGCGGTCGTTGATGAAACGGACACGGCGTTTCTGACGATATTGCCGCAGGCTATCACATATGCCGAGAACCGCATTTGCCGTGATCTGGACTTCCTTTTCACGTCCGTTGCGAACTCAAGCTATTCCGTGTCTATCAATTCCAGGACGATCACGGTCCCGTCTGCGAACTTTTTCCCGTCTGAAAATGGCACGCTCGTCGTCTGCGAGCAAATCAATCTCCTGACGCCGGCTGGAGCAACCAATCCAGACTCATGTATCCGCGTTCCTCTGCTTCCGACGACGAAGGAGTTTCTGGACGCGGTCTATGGCGCTTCCGCCAACACGGGTCAGCCAAAATATTTCTGCCCATTCGGCGACGGAGAATCGGCCTATACGTTTTTGGTCGGACCATATGCTGATGCGACATATACGGTCGAGATCGTCGGAACTTATCGCCCGTCGTCTATGTCCGTCACCAACCCGACGACATTCATCAGCCTGTATTTGCCGGATCTCTTTATCATGGCCTCCATGATTTATATCGCGGCCTATCAGAGGAACTTCTCTTCTGCGATGGGCAACGATCCGCAAATGCCGGTGACTTACGAGACGCAATATCAGACTCTGCTTAAGGGCGCGATTACGGAAGAGAACAGGAAGAAGTTTGAGGCCGCTGCGTGGTCATCGCAGTCCACATCTGTCTCTGCGACGCCGACAAGGTAATAGATAATGCCGCACGCAACTATGAAGCTTCTTCCGGGCGTCGATCAAAATCGAACGCTTGCGCTCAACGAGGCGGCAATTTCAGCAAGTCAGCTCATCCGATTTGTTCCGGATAAACAGGGCATTGGCCTTGTTCAAAAGCTTGGCGGCTGGACGAGATATTTTCCGTCGAATGTCGGCTCAACTGTGCGCGCTCTCTGGGCGTGGCAAGATACGAACGCAATTCAGTATCTTGCTCTTGGCAGTCAGCCGAGGCGCGTAGTCGTTGTCTCTCTCTCGAATGCGGTTGTCGGGCCGACAAACTACACAACGATCAACTATTCCGGAGACTTCTCCTTCAGCGTCGGAGATAGCATTGTTGTATCGGGTGTGGTTCCGTCTGGATATAACGGGACAAAAACACTCACCGGCGCCACATACAATCCGGCGACGTCAACTGGGGCTGTGACATTTGCGGAGACGAACTACGGCGCGCTTACGACTGCCGGTATTTTGTATGCGACGGACGGTCTTTCTGAGATATCGGATGGGACGCGTCAGATCCTGTCCCCCAAAAGCGAGACAGAAAACGCTCCGGTATCTGCATCGACAGTCGCCGGCAGCGCTTTGGTCACGATTACCGATGCCGGCTCGAGCATATACAGTTCTGACACGGTGGACATAAAGACGCCGATCTCGGTTGGCGGCCTTGTTTTATTCGGCCTCTATGAAACGACATATGTTGATGGTCTAAATCAATACATCGTCACGGCGACAGACGTGCTGGGAGAGCCTCAGGCAGCGACATCAACTGTCACCTCTGGCGGCGCCGTTCCGTTGTATCAATTCACGTCCAATACTGCCACGGTCAACGTCACGCTGGCCAATCATGGTTATCTTGCGGGAGACACTTTTGCCGCGCTCGTGGCGACATCTTTTGGCGGCATCACTGTTTTCGGAAATTACACGATTGTCTCTGTCTCTTCGACCAATGTGTTCACGATACAGTCAAGCACGGTTGCATCCGCATTCTCTGTGACGGGCGCATCATGGTCGGGCGGAACAGCCACTGTGACGTTTTCCGGGTCTGGGGTGTCGTTCAGAATAGGCGACACTATCACGATCACAGGAATTTCCCCGTCAGGTTATAATGTCTCCAGCGCGACGGTTACGGCCTCGTCGGCAGATAGTGTTTCATATGCGCTTGCATCAAATCCTGGCGCATATGTCAGCGGCGGATCAATCGCCTATGTAGCCACGGCTTACGAGAACAGCGGCAATGCGCAGTTCGTCTATTACAGGACGCCCGGGCCTCTTCCGACTTCCACTGGCTACGGCGTTGGCGGCTATGGTGTTGGCGGATATGGCACGGGCGTCGCTCCGACAATCCTGTCGACAGGCAATGCTATCTATGCAGACGACTGGAGCCTGGACAACTGGGGGCAAGTCCTGATTGCATGCCCGGCTGGCGGCGCAATCTACACATGGGATCCGTCTGTTGGTGTTGCTCAGGCGACTATTATCTCAAATGCGCCGCCGGTAAACGATGGCGTCTTTGTTGCCATGCCTCAAAGGCAGATTGTCGCATGGGGATCGACCTCCACCGGCATACAGGATCCGCTTCTGATCCGCTGGTGCGATGTAAATGATTACAGCACATGGATCGACAGTCCCACCAATCAGGCTGGCTCATATCGCTTACCTAAAGGGTCGAAAGTCGTTGGCTGTATTCAGGGTCCGCAGCAGGGCATCGTCTGGACTGACCTTGCCGGTTGGGCAATGCAATATG